TACGTTAGCTGATGTTAGCTAACTAAATAGCAAGAAACAAGCCAAGCGAGAGAAATATGACATTACAAGAGCTTAAAACAATCGCCGATCATGCCGATGAAGCATTCACAAAAGCCTGCAACGTTCATTATTGCGACGGTCGTTGGGGATATTATCGCGCCGTTGAATGCAATTATGAAGTGCCGCAAGAGCTTCACTTGTTATGCGACCAGGCGCTTGCAGCGATTCATGCCTTTTATGCTAAGCGCGACGGTTCACGCGGTTTCTTAGGTTCAAAAGGTCTTTAACAATATCACTTGACACACTAGCGTCTCTTGTCATAGTGATGAGAGACGCATAACAAAAGAGAGAGGATTAAGACAATGGAAAAGACATACAACGGTTGGACTAATTACGCTACATGGCGCGTTAACCTCGAAATCATTGACGGGATAAACCCGTTTGAAATGGGTTGGCATGGTATTCCGTTATTTGACCTTACCAATGCCCTTAAAAATTATGTTGAGGAGATCGTTTGCCCAACTGGAGGAACTGTCGCCGAAAGTTATGCGCTCGCCTTTATGTCGGATGTAAATTGGACTGAAATAGCCAGTCATATGATGGAAGAATATGCCGATCAATGGGAAGAGATGGCAGCATGAACGAGACACTGACAGCATGGGACGGATTGGTGCTGCTTGCACCTTTCCTGCCCCTCTTAATCATCTTTATCATTGGTCATGAATGGAAACGTCATCATGATAAGCCGTGAGAGCCTAGAGTTAGCAAAACGCTATGTGCGTCTTGTGCCTGATATGCCACGCGATGAGCCAGTGGAGCAGGTCAATCCATGCCTTGCAGAAATCTTTCGAGAGGCTTTCCTGTATGACGTGCGAGAGCCTCTAAAGATAACAGAAGCCGAAGCGGTTCAAGAGCTGGACCGTGTATTAATCCCTTGAAAACACAAAGGAAACCGCGACATGGAAGAGCCAATAATCATAGGCACAGTATACTGGACTTCGGAAGCTCTGGTTTTGTCAGTTTCAGCAGACTTTCAAGAGTTTTCAAAAAAAAGAAAAATTAAAATTAGTAAAGATTTGAAGAAGTTAATGAAAACCGTCATAAAAAAAATGGAAGAACTCCCTGATAGTGACGATTGATCCCTAGTGACAAAAAACCGTAATCGGGTGAGGCTAGTCTTACCTTGCCCAATGTCGGGTATAACCAAAGGGGTCTATCATGAACAGCTATACCGTTTATTCGACTATCACCTATGCTATTGAAATTGAAGCAGAAAGCCATGAAGAGGCTATCGAATTCGTTGAAAATGAAGAGATCGACGAGGACGAGTGGTCTTTCGTGAGCCTTGAGCTTGAAGCTCAAGAGAACGATCCAGAAGACTTCGAAGACGAAGGTGAAGACGAAGACGAAGAATGATGCTAATAGGGTGCCGCACTCCCTCCCAAGTGCGATTGTCTCTCTCGTGTGACTTGGCCCTCTCGACACTCGCTTTCTGCGGCTGCCTGAGAGGGCTCTCTTTTTGTTCAGAAGGGAATCACACAGCCTGACTCATCCGAGCGGCCTCAGCGGCCTTCCTTTTTGATTTTCGCTCGGCTCTCCGCGCTTCGCAAAAGTCTATGTAGTCCTGATCCTGAACACTGGACCGTTGTCCGACCTTCATCTGACCTTGCCAAGCCTTCAAATCATCGCCTGCGTCTTTCATGTCATCGACGAGCTCAGCAAACCATGCGCTTACCCTAGCTTTTTCTTCAGGTGATACGTAAATTTCTGTTGGCAAGCTCGGTTGTGGTCTCCAATCGTGACCAGAATCCGCCTTTTTTAAGCAAAACTCTCGCAATTCTGCGATAGTCGGCATGAATTTACTCTCTGCAATGATCCCGTTTTTAGGATCAACAAGCTGCCGAAGGACAAAATCCGAGTAATCCTCGAGGGCTTGCGCTGCAAGCTGAGCAAAGGTTTCATCGTGAACCCCGTGTGGGGTCCGGTAAGCTGAAATGATAATCGCGACCGCTTTCTTGGCTGATTGATAGGACATCTGATTTCTCCTCGGAGTTTGCCCATTGCATGAGTTTATCGTGACGTGTGACGGCTTTCTTGTCTGCCTTTCGGCACCAGTTCCGCCATGCGGCTTCCCAATCCAGTTTGGTGTTGTCTTTCGGCTTCGACAGCCAATAGTCGCGAAACTTGTCCAGTTCCCGCGATACGTCCACACCCTCGAACTCACCGAAAGCCCAGCCCTTTTCTGATAGTTGCCAGTCTTGGGGAAGGCGCGTTGCACGCGCCCTACTAACTGACTTTGGTTCTGGTTTTGGTTCTAATATCTGGATATGGTTCTGGTTATGGTTCTGGTTGCTACAAGCCGAGCTAGTAGCTGAGCTATTAGCCCACCTCTTAGCAGCCGTCATCTTTCCACCCATTACACGGGCTTCATGTGCCGCGCCTTGTTTATCAAGGTCTCGGTCTATCCTTTTATGCCTCCAATCAATTTGGAAAAATTCAGAAATGACAGGCCTTATTTGCATCCAATCGGCCATGCTCCGCCCTGCAATCCGTGCAAGACGCGCATCGTCAGTAGGTAAGCTACCATGCTGCCAGTAGTGAGAGATCAGACGCAAATAAGAGACGTGCTCAGCATCTGATAGGTGCGCGGTGTCGCGCCAATAGTCGCCCCAATAAAAGGGCATAAATGGCAAAGCCATCGTTCAACTCCTATGTTGCCCGACGCCTTCCATGATGCTATATCTCTGGGGCTATCGGGACGCTGCCTTCGTCCCCATTTTAGGCCGATAGAGTTTCCCGCTCTGTCGGCCTTCTTCTTTTCTATCCTATTAGCCCTGAGACTGCAATCGCTCCGTTGCTTCACGCTCAGCCTGGGCAAAGATCGGGTCTTGCAACAACTCATAATAATGCAGACCGGCAGCAATCAAATTTCTAACGCTATCTGCCTCCGTGTTCAACTTGTGCTTCCAGCGCCAGTCTGAAATCTGTGCCCACAAGTCAGACGGAAACATAGTGATTTTTCTAATAGTATCAGACATTTATTACCTCCTATGCCTGTTGTTAAAAAGATGCGGTTTTATAGCCTGAAATAACACGCTTGACAAGGTGTCACATATATACCTATATAGTGTGCAAGGAGGTGCTGACATGACAGACGCACAACTTGACAAAGTGACTGAACTTGAAATTCTTATCAGCCAGCTACAAGCGAAACTGAATGAGTTTCATGTAACATTACAAGATCGGGAAGTGATGGCTGTGATGTCGGATCTTCTCACTGCCTTGGATATTGCCAAGACAGACTTGTATTGGATGAAAAAACATCACAACGATCCACTGTATCAAAGAGAAAGAGCGATAGTATGAACGATTTCAGCCCTGAGACGCGACGCTCAGGCTGGTGGGCCACTGACTCTCGTAGAGCCGTGTCCGGCCACCTCGTCGATGTGTTACTAGAAAAGCGTGGACAAAAGGAACCTGACGACTTGTCAGGAATAGAAGTGGTTCAGATGGGCCACATCATGCAACCCGTGATCGGCGCACTGTTTGCAGATGCTACGGGTATCGGAGTAAGGGAGTTAGACATTGCAGGACAGCACCCAGTCGAACACTGGCTCAAAGCCCACACAGACTTCGAAACCGGAGACGGTGGACTTCTCGAAGTTAAGAACTTTAATGCTGCTCTCGCGAACAAGTATCCCGACGATAACGAGGGCCAACTCCTTCCTACACCAGACCTTACTCAGTGCATCCATGAAGCAGTCGTTTTTGGAAAGCCTCACGTCTGGTTCGCGGTCCTCTTCGGTGGGCAACGGTTCCGCTATTGGAAAGTCGAAGTCACGGAAGAAATGAAGCTGGAGTTTATCCAGCAAGCCGCCAAATGGTGGGCGATGGCACAATCCACTGGGGACTTACCACCTGCCGAGACCACCGATCAAGCCAAACTGCTGTATCAACGCACCAGTGACGAGGCTGTTGTCAGCACGTCTCAGGTGGAGCGTGTGATCGAGCAGCTCAAAGAAGTGCAGGCTGCAATCAAGCATCTTGAGGCACAGGAAGATGCGGCTAAAACCGCGCTTCAGAACTACATGAAAGACAAAACGTCGATCATTACGCCTTACAACGAGACTCTGGTGACATGGAAAGCATCCAAGGCAAGCAAGAGCTTTGACAAGGATCTGTTCAAGTCAGCGATGCCAGACATTTACGAGCAATTCGTGGTTGAGAAGCTGGGTTCACGCCGGTTCTTGGTGAAATAGGAGAGAGACATGGAAAAGACATATGAACAATGGGAAATTGAGACAATGAATCGTGCTTTATTGATTCACAATAGAGCGCTTTTGAACGAGTTATCACTTTCTAAACAAATAATCGAACATCTGCGAGCTGATTTTGTAACAATAAATCAAAAGCCTAAACGCGGT